ACGAAGGAAGCCCCAAGAATGTTTCGACACAGTTTATCGCAACGCTGAGAAAAAGGGGTAGGGGTCGGTATGCTGAAGGTTGGCAATTGCAAGCACGGAACGCCCTGCATTTATGAGATTCGAAATACCGTCACCGGCCGTGTCTATGTCGGTTCGACGCCCAGATTTTCGCAGCGGTTTACAGAACACAAGCGAATGCTGGATGCGAATAAGCATCACTCACGCAAGCTGCAGGCTTCGTACAGCAAGTATGGTGCGTCAGCGTTTGTGATGAAGGTTATCGAGGTTGTGTCGCATCCGGCGTTCATTTACGCTCGGGAGCAATTCTGGATTGATAAGCACGGATTCAGGAACACCTACAACAGCGCTCCGGTTGCAATGGGAGCAACGCGACGTGCTGAGCCGGTGTATTCCATAGATCCTAAAACGGGCATCAAAACACATTTTGCGTCAGCAACAGTGGCCGCGTCCGAGGTTCTTGGGTCTTCAGAAAAAATGTGTCAGGTCAGAAAGGCAATCTATTTACGCCGAAAGGCGGGCGGGCGATTTTGGACTAAGGACAAAAATGAATCACTGGGCGCGTTTATGGAAAACAAACGTATACTAAGGAACGAGGGCAAACAGCATGAAGTATTTGCATTCACTCGTGCCGGTAAGTGCGTGAATTCGTTCGTAACGATTGCGGACGCAGCATCGTTTTACCAGGTCTCAGAATCAGCGATAAGTCAGGCAATTCGCAGCAAGGCATTCCGGACATCGGCGGGGTTGCTGTGGAATAATCAAAACGCGCCAAAAAAAGTGGTTTCACGAAAAACGAAAACTGTAGTGCAGAAGGAAAATGGAACCATTGTTGCGGTGTGGAATTCACTTGTAGAAGCAGTCAAATCAGTTGCGGGAACGAACATAAAAGGAATATCCAGTGCGGCAACTGGATACACAAAATCCCACAGGGGATATCAATGGGAATTCGCCAAGAGTTGACTGAATATCGAGTGGCGATCAAACGCCGATACAACATCAGCGATGAGTTGAAAGAAAAAATGCTCGCAGCAATATCAGGGATATTCGACGACCCAAGAGCGAGCGCCCGGGATTTAGCGGCGGCGGCAAAGGTTGTGATTGCTGCCGAACAGCAGAACCAAACGGACGAAAGGATTTTGAATCATAATGCTGCAGTCCTTGAATTCGCTGAGCGCCTCGGAATTCGAGATGAAGTTGAAGTCATTGCCGCGAAATCAACAGGCGGCAATGTTGGCTTCGATGCTGCAGACCAACTCCGCGGCTGACAGGGGGCGATATGAAAACCACCGCGACAGGCAGAACACCCGGCAAAAGTCGCAACGATCCGAGTCAGCTCGGATTGAAATACCTCAATGCTTGGATCCATCGCGCCGCCTGCGATGCCTTGCCGATCCGGAGTTGTTCCTTCGCACCTACATGCCAAAGAAGTTCACCCAGTCATTCGGCAAGGTCCATAGCCGCATTATCCAGACAATCCATGACAGGGCCACGACTGGCGGCAAGAAAGCCGTAGCAGCCCCACGAGGACGCGGCAAATCGACGATTGTGAAAGGGATGCTGATCTATGCGACGGCTCGTGAACTCGTGCGGTTTATCGTGCCGATCTGTGCTACAACAAACCTTGCCGGCCGAATCTATCGAGACTATCGGAATGAGTGGGGGAACAACGACCTACTGTTTGCTGACTTCCCTGAAATTTGCGCACCGGTACGGCACTTGGAAGGGGCTCCGCAGCGAGCCGCACGTCAACACGTCGACGGGCATTTAACGCACATCAACTGGAGTTCAACAGACTTCCTGCGACTTCCCAGAGTGCCAGGGAACGCTAACGACTTTCTGAAATCACAGGGCCGCGAGTGGTCTCCATTCGGCGGGGTGAAAATGGCCTTCGCTGGTCTCGATGCCGCCTTTCGGGGAATGAATATCGACGACGATCGGCCCGATTGCCTAATCATCGACGACCCGGAAACGCGCGAATCAGCCAAGAGCCTCCAGCAGATCGAAGACCGGATCGAAATCATCGAGAAGGATATTGAAGGACTGGAGGGTCAGGACAAGCCGCTGGCAATGGTGATGGTCACGACGCTGCAAAACACCTATTGCGTTTCCGCTCAGTTCACCGATCCAGAGCAGAAGCCAGCATGGGAGGGCGAGCGGTACGGCTGGATTCAATCGTGGCCGGAACGGTTGGACCTTTGGGATGAATACATCGCCCGCAGACGCAAAGCACAGCGAGACGGCGACCGGCACGGAATGGAGGCGGTTGAGTTCTATCTGGCAAATCGCGACGAGATGCACGCTGGCGTTGTAATGCTGGCCGACAACTTCAAAGAGATCACGTTGAAGGACGGGCGACAAGCGGTGCATTCAGCGATTCAGGAAGCGTACAACAAGATTGCCGACACGAATCTGTCAGCGTTCAAAGCTGAATACCAAAACGACCCAGATCCAGAGGAACAGGCTGAAACGTCGACGCTGACTCCTGGGCGAGTCGCTGGCCAGTTGTCAGGATTGCAGCAGGGCGAAGTTCCAGACGCTCGCGTGTTCAGTTTCGTTGGTATCGACATCGGCAAATACAAATCGCATTGGGTCAAGCTGTCATGCACTCGGGAACTTGTTTCGTGGATCACGGACTATGGAGTGGTCGAAACGCACGGCCTGTCCAAGTTTTCCAGCGAGCAGGCAATCGAGCTGGCCATTCTCGAAAGCCTGAAGCAATTCGCTGACTGCGACGTGTTTGCGGACGCTCAGCCGCTGCTTGTGCTGGTTGACTCGGGAGACTTTTCAGAATCAATCTACGAGTTCTGCAATCAAATGGGAGCCCCGTTCTATCCGTCAAAGGGCTGGAGCATGGACCGATTCCGGCAGAAAAAGCAAACCGAGGACTATGAGCCATTCTTGCAGGCTTACGCACACAAGACGGCCGACAGCAAGCGGCGCGAAATGTGGCTTTACAACGTGAACACGGAGTTCTGGAAAAAGTGGGGGCAGGATCGATTCTTGGTTGATGCCTTCATGGACCATACCCGACTGGCTGGCAGTGTTGCCCTGTTCGATCCGCCACATGCTGACATGAAGTTTCATCTGCAGTTTGCCCGCCACATGGTGAGCGAATCGGAACAGCTCGTGCCGGTCGATGGGAAGGTCAATAAGCGTCAATGGATTGTCCACGACAAAAACAACAACCACTGGCTTGACGCTTACGCACTGGCATGTGCTGCGGCCGGATGCACTGGGTTGAGGCTTGTGGCTCCAGAGCCGGAACCGATCAAGCAAGTGCAAAAGTCAGAACCGAAACCACGGCTCGTGAATCCTCACGGGCAACCATTCCTTGCAACGGAGAGATAATCAATGGCGATTGTAGAAAAGAAAAACCTGAAAGAGATGACTCAGGAGCAGCTTCAAGATTATGCAAACACACTCGAAGACAGGCTCGAAGCTACTTACCAGAGAAATCTTGAGTACATCGAAAAGCATCAAGCGTACGTGAAGCAGTTCGATGGGTTTATGGCACGAATGGAAGCAAAGGCCACAGAGCAGCAGTCGCGAATAAACGAGATGGAGCGAGCGGCAGACCATAAGTGCATGGAGACGATTGCCGCATTAGAGGCGACAGTCGCGGCCCAGCAGGCAAGAATCAGAAGGCTAACGCGAAAGCCCCGCCCAGATACAGTGGCAAAGTCGAACGTCAAACCACAGTCGCCACAATGGACGCTGGTGTCCACAGTGGCAGAAACGCACATGCTCTAAACACGCAACAAAGAAAGCAGGTGACCAATGGCGAAACCACTTCCACGAATCGACAACACTGAAGCTGTGCAGCAGGTCAAGCAGCCAGTCGAGTCGCGTCTCACGACCGAAAGCACAACGGTGAATAACTATCAAACGCAACTTGCAGCGTTCAAAAGCGTTAATGCAAATTTGCCCCGCCCTCATAGAGAGTTGCTGCGAGACACTCTCCGACATTTGCAGGATGTAGGAGAAACACTAAACGACGGCACTGAGGTCACTGATAAAACTAAGGTTGTTCTGTGGCTGCTTGAAAACTCTGGACTCACATAAAAAAATGTAATTTCGGGAAGTTCACCACGTAGCGGATTTCTCCGCTATTGTCCGTGCATGGTAATCGCGGACATCGAAACCGATTTACTCAACTACGCCGATTTTGAAGAAGTCGGCAGCGTTGCCCGTGCGCGTTCATTTGCTACGGCTGCAAATCGCTGGTTGATTCTTCGGGCAGAGTCTGCGAGCAACCAAAGCAGCTCTTTGTCAATCGGCAAGAATTACGTCGAGTCGATGCTCAAGCGGGCACGCGACTACATCGCAGCAAACGCGACAACGACGGCAGGCGGATCAAGCTCAGTTCGATTCCTCGGAGCGGGGACGAACTTCCGATGAGCAAAGCCCCGAACAACATTCAGTCCGCATTTGCTGACATTCGGGCAGACTACGACGCCACGCGGCACAGTCGCTTCGTTCGACGACGCACCGGCGTTGCCACGATGGGCAGCGGTCCTGACTATCACTTTCGAACCGAGTCGAAGTATTACGAGCTAATCGAACAAGCTCGGGACATGGACCGCAACGACGCACTTGTCGGCATTCTGGCTGATCGTCGCGTTGATAACATCGTTCAAAGTGGATTCACGCTTGACCCTAAGACTGGCGACAAGGGGCTAGACAATGCACTGTGGCAATGGTGGGAGGACGTTTCAACCGATCCCGATCAATGCGACATTGCTGGTGAACTCACCTGGAAGGAAATCGAGCGTCAGGCTTGCCGCAGCGAATCGGTTGACGGCGATATTGTTGTTACCGGAACCGAGGAAGGGCCGTT